TCTGGGACGGGCTCCGCCATTCAATGTCTCTCCGCCATTCAATGTCTTGGCGATCCCGCATGGGCGGAGGAGACCGCATGATTCGGACGCCAACAGCACCCGATGAGCACCTGGGGACGTTCGATCACTCGCAAACCCATGCGCCGCGTAGGAGTCGAACCTACAACCTAGTGATTGTAGCCCCACTCCAGACCGCCCTACCCCGCAGCACCGCGCGAGATCCCGAGGCAGCCCCCAGGCCGGTTTCCCCGAAGCGCACCCAAAACCGCGACACGGAACAGCACCCGAACGGCACTCAGCGGGCCGCGTGATGGCCCCACTGCGTGCTCCCTTCCCCTGGTTTGGCGGTAAGTCGCGGGCGGCCTCAGCGATTTGGTTGGCCTTCGGCCACGTGTCGAACTATGTCGAGCCCTTCGCTGGATCGCTGGCCGTCCTCCTGGCGAGGCCGGGCACGCCGACAACTGAAACCGTGAACGACCTAGACGGGTTTATCTCGAATTTCTGGCGCGCCCTCCAGGCCGACCCCGAGGCCGTGATCGCCGCCTGTGACTGGCCGGTCAACGAAACGGACCTGCACGCTCGCCACGCGTGGCTGGTGAGGCAGCGCCTCGACCTCACGGAGCGGCTCATGGGCGACCCGGAATTCTTCGATGCCCGCATTGCCGGCTGGTGGGTGTGGGGCCTCTGCCAGTGGATTGGCAGTGGCTGGTGTTCCGGTGAGGGGCCGTGGGTCCAGCAGGACGGCCAACTGACGCACCTGGGGGACGCCGGACAGGGCGTGCATCGCCAACTGACGCACCTGGGGAACGCCGGACGGGGCGTGCATCGCCAACTGACGCACCTGGGGAACGCCGGACGGGAGCTCTTGGCGTTGGCGGCCCGACTGCGGTTCGTCCGGGTGGCCTGCGGCGACTGGACCCGCGTACTGGGGCCGTCGGTCACGCACAATCACGGGGCCACCGGCATCCTGTTGGACCCGCCCTATCCGTCCTCAGAACACGCGGCCGACTACAGCGTGACCTCGGACGTCTGGGATGCCGTGGTGGACTGGTGCGAGCAGGAGGGTGGCCATCCCGATCTGCGGGTGGTCCTGTGCGGCTACGACGGATGCCGGGCACCGGCGGGGTGGCGGGTGCAGTCATGGAAGGCCCAGGGGGGCTACGGCTCGCAGGGGACGGGCAGGGGACGGGCGAACGCGAGGCGGGAAACGCTGTGGCTCTCGCCCGCCTGTCTCACTCAACCGTCACTGTTCGAGGCCACCGCATGAGCGAGGCCGGCCGACCAGATCGAACAGGAGGCCCGCGATGCCTGACCTGAAACTGCCCTGCGGGCGGGCGGCGCTGATCGCCTCCGGCTTGACAGACCGGCTTCGCGCCCCAAGATTCTCCTGACCCATGACCACCACGAAACCGCCGAAGCCGAAGAAGTCGAAACCCGCCCCCCCGACCACCGCGCCGGGCGAGCATCTGTCGGATGTGATCGTGCACGTCCCGGTGGACAACCTCCACCCCGACCCGCGGAATCCTCGGCGCATAACCGCGCAAGCGAAAAAGCGGCTCCTGCTCTCCCTCCAGGGGAACGGCTTTCTAGAGCCGGTGTTGGCCCGCTCGGAGGACGGCCTGATACTCGGCGGGCATCAACGGTGGACGGTCTACAAGGAAGCCGGCCAGCCCACGGTGCCGGTGCGCTATGTGACGGGCGTATCGAATCAGCGGGCGCGGATCATCAACCTGGCCCTCAACGCGGAGGACGCGCAGGGGCGATGGGACACCGAACTCCTGCGGACCCTGCTTGCGGAGAGCGCGGCCGATGGCATGGACCTGGCCCTCACCGGGTTCGAGGACAACACCCTCCAGAAAATGCTCAGTACGAAGGCGATGGAAACCTTCGACTACATGGGCGAGCAACCGGCGTCAGGGATTCCATCTCAAGGGAACGGTAATGCGGACTCCCTACCCCCTGGCGTCGGTGCGCTCGCCTCCCCGGCCGTCCCGCCCCGGTACGACCCGCTGGCCCCGCGCACCTTCGACCGCTACCCGCTGGCGATTGTGCTGGCCCAGGACGATTACACGACCTGGCAAGCGGTGAAACAGGCGCTCGACCAGCCGAATGACGCGAAAGCCCTGCTCTTGCTCGTCCGATTCCATGCCGACCATGCGCCCCAGGAGGCGTAAACCCATGCCGATGTTGTCTACGGTCGAAGCCGCCACGCGGTTGAAGCTCACGCGGGATCATGTGTCCAAGCTCTGCCGGAAGGGCACCCTCAAGGCGACCTGGCGGAAGGTGAAGCGGCCGGGGGGATGGGCCTGGTTCGTGGCGGGTTCCTCGGTCGAACGGCTGGTGCGACTCCGGAAAGCCCGTACGAGGGTGTAGCCGATGAAGCTTCCTCAGAATCTCGTCCCGGCGTTGCAACGGACCCTCGATGCGGACCTGGTGTTCTCGTCCCGGTACGGCGAGGCCCGGAGGCAGCGATTCCTCCACCGTCATGCCGGCCCGGCCACGCAGAAAGCCCTAGCCCGGAAGCAGCAAGCCCACGAACAGAGCGTCCACCATCGGCGGCGGAAGCTCGCCGCGGAGTGGGCCACCTATCCCCCGGCGCGGGGTGTTCTCCAGCGGAGGGCCAAGTGAGCATCCGACCGTTCTACGGCGACTTCTTCGGCAGCCCCTACCCCCTCGAAATGGAACTCGACCGGTGTAGCCACAACTGCGCCTACTGCTTCGCCAACCTGAACGTCCCGACCCGCCGCATCAATCGGGATGGCCTGTTCCGCTTCATCGCGGACTACCGCAACCGGAAAACCCTGGAAGCCACGCTCATGCAGCAAGGCTACCCGGTCCTCATCAGCAACGTCTCCGACCCGTTCGCCGCCTCAACCCATCAGGTCGCGGTGCCGGCCATTCGGATGCTGACCGAACTCGGGGTCCGGGTGGCGCTGCAAACCCGCGGCGGGTTCGGCCTGGATGAAGTGCTGGAATTCCTGCCGCCGTCCCATTGGTACATCTCGATCTGTCAGAGTGACGATGCCGACCGCGCCCGGATCGAGCCCAACGCTCCGACCCTGGAGAGCCGGTACAAGCTCATGGAGCGGCTGGCGAAACTCGGGCATCTGGTCAGCCTGGGCCTCCAGCCGCTCGACCCGGCCTGGATTCCTGACCCGTACCCGGTCCTCCAGCGGGCGTTCGACTCGGGCGCGAGCGGCACTTGGGTCCAGGGGTTGCACTTCAATCGGCATCAGTTGACCCGGCTCTCGCCGCGCCAACAGCAAGCCCTCGGCCCCGACCTGATTCAAGCGGCCCTGGTGCCGGCCCCCCGGCGTGACCCGGCGCTGTACTGGAACACGCTGGAAACGGCAAAGCGGGTGGGGCTGGCGGTGTTCTGCGCCTCGCACCCCTTCGAGACTCCCTATTGGGACAAGATTCGGGAGCTGTACCCCGTCACGTTCCCCGTCATGGCGGATTTCGTGAACTGGTGCTGGCGGAATCTGCAAGACGATGTGATGGTGACGTTTGAGGACTATTGGGCCGTCATCGGCCCCCGCTTCCCCGACGGCGAGTGGCGGATTGGCGATTTCATCCGGGTCCAAGCCAGGAACATTGACCAAACCAACAGCTACAGCCGGAAAATGACCTTTCGGGCGCTCGCGCAAATCGTCTGGAATGACTACCGGGTATTCGTCTCTCCGGCCCGCAACCGGGCGTTCGGTATTCCGGTCGGCCTTGACGCGGAAGGGGAACCGGTCGCACTTTCAGATGAGGACGGGAACGCCGTCTATGTGTTCCGCCGCGATGTATGGGCAGAGCCCTACCTGGTGGTGGACAACCTGGACGAGCTACCGATCAAGCGGGATTGACGGGTGCCGGTCGCGAGAGGCGAGGGCGTCCCATACAAGCGAAGCGGGTGTCTGTCGCGAGAGGCGAGGGCTTCCAAGTGACCACAGCAGGTTCCTCACCAGGAGGTTCTTATGGGCATGGGGGCACATTCACAGGCGGGCCGCGATACCAAGTCGCTCGGCCTGAACGCAGGAGTGCTTCGCCGGGCGAAGGCCGCGGGTGGCCGTCCGATCACGGTGATGCAGAGCGGCCGGGGCAAGGGGGCGGTGCGGATGCAGGTCCGGTATCAGAAGTCCACCGGGCGGCTCCAGAGCCGGACGCAGAGCTACGGCCGTCTCCGCGGGGCACAGCGGGCGCGGTAAGTAGCGAAGCGAAGCAGACGGCCAGGGCCGGGGGGCACCCTCCGGCCTTTGTCGTGCCATGAAGCCCACCGGCAACCCGGTCGGCAAGCCGACCCGCCTGACGCCGGCCGTCCAGAAGGTCTTTCTCGGCCGGATCATTCGCGGAGACTCCATCGAAGCCTCGTCTGCGGTCGCCGGGATCGGCCGGCGCACGGTCTACGATTGGCTCCGCGTCGGCCACGAAAAGCTCACCCTCCGCGCCAAGCACCAGCGCATTGACCCGAAGCATGAAAAGTTCGCGGAGTTCGTTCTGGCCTTTGAGCACGCCCAGGGCCTCGCGGAAGCTCGCGACCTGGACATCATTGACCGGCTGGCCCAGGGCGGGGCGATGAGCCGCACGGTCGAAACCTTCCCGATCATAGATCGGTTCGGAGAGCCCGTCATAGACCGGGAGACGGGACGCCCCATGCGGGGCGAGCGGATCATCGAAAACAGTCTGGCCCCCAACTGGACGAGCGCGGCCTGGAAACTGGAACGGCGTCTGCCGGCCCGGTATGCCCGTCGAAGTGCCGAGGAAGCCCCGAAGGAGCAGGACGATGCGCCCCGCCAGACGATCAAGTTTGGTGACAGCGTGGTCGAATTCTGATGGGCCTCGCCCCGCGGGTAATGACGTTCACACGATTCTGCGAACGCCAGGGGCTCACCGGCCGACACTTCGCGAAATCGGTTGACCTCAAGCGGCTCATCGAAGATGCCACCGCGTCCCGCGAGGACTATGCCCGGCGGGCGGGCTGCACCCCGGACCAAGCGGCGATGGTTCTGACCCTGTTCTTCCGGGGCTTTCCGGAGGCCGAGTGAAAACGGTGCCGCCGCGCTCGGGCTATCCCATGTTCGGGGAGGACGTTCAACTCCTGTGGATGGAGTACCTGGCGGAATTCCGGCGCACCCTCTACACCGTGGCCTTCCAGCCCCAAGGCGTCCTGTTCGGGACAGCCCTGCAACTCTTTCTGGTGGACCGGCTGGTGGCGCTGGTGGAAGAACGAGCCGCGACCGAAGGGGACGATAGCGACGAATGGCGGGAACGTGGAACTCCATGAACTGACCCCCAAGCAGAACGAGTACCAGGCGGCGGTCCGGTCGGGGCAGTACCGCTACCTCTTGTTCGGAGGGGGTATCCGGTGCGGCAAGACGGCGGTGGGCATGGCGATGTTGTTCCTGTTCATGAAAATGTGGCCGGGGAGCCGGTGGGCTATCGTCCGGAACTCGCTCCCGACCCTGCGCCGAAACACCATCGTCAGTTACGAGAAATTCCGCCCGACCCACTTCATGCCCTACGGCATCCACACCCCGACCTGGACCGTCACGGCCACGAACGGCTCGCAACTGCTGTTCTTCGCGGAGAGCATCGCGACCGACCCCGAACTCAACCGCTGGCGCGGCCTCGAAGTGAACGGCTTTCTGCTCGAAGAAGCCAACGAACTTCAGGAAGCCAGCTTCATGAAGGCGATTGAACGGGCCGGCTCGTGGATCATCCCTGGCCGGGGCCAGAATGACCAGCCCCCGCCGATGATCCTGTTGACCTGCAACCCCTCGCCAGGGTGGGTCAAGGAACGGTTCTACCTGCCGCACCGGAACGGCACCATCGCGGCCCCGTACTACTTCCTTCAGGCGACGGTGAAGGACAACCCGTACCTGCCGACCGAGTACCTGGAGTCGTTGAAGTCGCTGGACCCGGTGAGCTACCGCCGCTTCGTGGAAGGGGATTGGGATGTCTCCGATGACCCGATGCAACTCATCACCTACGAGTGGATTCGGGCGTGTCAGAACATCGAAGCGGTGGACGGGGAGAACGTCCTGGGCGTGGATGTGGCCCGCGAGGGGGACGACGAGAGCGTCATCAGTCACGTCAGCGGCAACGCGCTCCGAGGGTTGTACGCCCGCAAGGGGGTGGACACGGTAGAACTGGCCGACCTGGTACAGCACTACCTCCAAACGCTCCCGGTCAACGCCGACCGCTGCCGCATTGACACCGTGGGCCTGGGAGCCGGCACCTACGACACCCTCAAGCGCCGGGGCTATACCTGCGAACCGTTCGTGGCCGGAGGGAAGGCCATCTGGCAGGACAACACGCAGTATATCTTTGGGAATCGGCGGGCACAGGGCTGGTGGACCTTGCGGGAACTCTTACGGACGGCAAACTTCTCGCTGCCGGCCTACCTGCCGCCGAAGCTCTTACAGGATCTCACGTCCCCGAAGTACGATATGCGCGGCGACCGGATGTTAACGGTCGAATCCAAGCAGGACATTGGCAAGCGCATCGGTCGGTCTACCGACTTCGGGGATGCCCTCATGATGGCCGTTGCGCCGAGCGCACCGCGGCCGGTCTTTGCGATGCACCACGCTCGCTACTAGGAGGTACACATGGCCGACAGCAAGGACTCGCCCGCCTACACCCTGCCCGAAATCGTCGCGCTCCGGCCGTTCTGGAAGCTCTGTGAAGCGGCGTTCGGGGGTATCCACAGTCTGCGGAACAAGGAGTATATGCCGCAGCACCCCGCCGAACACGCCGAGGACTATAAGGACCGGCTGCTCAAGGCCGATGGCACGGACGCCTTCGAGCAGACCGTGGAGTTCATGACCGGCCAGGTCTGCGGAGTCGAGCCGCACTTGGGAGAGGACGTGCCCGAGGTCATCAAGGCGCAATGGGAATCCCTGGACAACTTCGCGCAGCACGGCGCGGTGTTCAGTCGGATCGGGTTCGGGACGGGCCTGGTCTACGGCAAGGTGGGGATACTGGTGGACTTGGCCGAGCCCCCGGCCGGGCCGGCGTCTGCGGCCAATGCGCCCCGGCCCTATTGGTCGCTCATCCAGCCCGACCAGATCAACAATTACAGCGTGGCGGTGGTGGATGGAGCCCTGCGGGTGGTGCAACTCGTTCTCCAGGCCGAAGCCTATGTGCGGGACGGGCAATTCGGTCGCCGGCCCGTCATCTACTACTACGTCTACGAGGACTACAACGGCGTGGTGACGGTCGAGCGGTGGGTGAAGGAAAACTCCCGCGACGAAGCCACGGTGGACCGCCCCAAGCGGGTTGTCCAGGGGCCGACCCGGATTCCGGTGGCGTGGGCCAACTTCGGCCCGCGAGCGAAGGACTGCGGCGATGGCTTCCTGCGGTTGCCCCCGCTCCGCGGCATGGCCGAGGGGGTGGTCTGCTACGTCAACGTCCAGAGTGACCACCGATGGGCGCTCTACAAGGCATCCGTCCCGCTACTCCATGTGGCCGGCCGCGACCCGGCCCTCAAGGGCACCGCCCTGACCATCTCCCCCAATTCCGCGATTGAAACGGAAGTCGGGGGCCTGGTGGAATACGTCGAACACTCCGGCAGCGCCCTGGGCCAGACCCGGATGGAGCTTCAGGACTTGGGAGCGAAGTTCGCCAGCTACGGCCTCGCCATGCTCTACAAAGAGAAGCAGGGGGGGCCGGAAACCGCGGCCAGCAAGCGGATTGATGCCGAGCAGGGCAGCTTCCGGCTCGTCACCGCCAAGCAGTCATGGCAGGACTGCCTCGAAACGGCCCTGGGCTACCACGCGGCCTTCCTGGGGCTTGGAGAGGATGCGGGAGGTAGTCTCACCCTGCCGGCGTCCTTCGACACCGCGGCTCCGGATCAGGCGTTTGCGGCCTTCCTGGTGGGCCTGGTGGAAGCGCGGATCATCAGCCGGCAGACCGCCCGGTCCCTGCTCGCCGCCTCCGGCCAAGCGGGCAACCTCGAACCCGACGAGGAAGCCGAACAGGTGGACACCGAGGATGCCGTGGCGCTGGACGCGCAGACCGCCCAGGCCGATGCGGACGCTGAACGGGCAGACGCGGCGGCGGAAGCGGCCCGGCAAGCGGCCCCCCCACCGGCCCCGCAGCCGTGAAAACCGTCCTGGTTGGGGTCGGGGTGTGGGTGCTGCTGTCGCTGCTGTCGGCGCGGTGGTTCAGTCTGCTGCCCCGTCCCCCCCGGCACAACGGCCGGCACCCCTGGTCCCCCCCGGCTCGAGGGCGTGGCTAAGTGCCGAAGAAAACCCATCGGTACGCCCCGCGGGTCGAAGCCGCCGAAGGACTCGCGGCCCGGCGACTGCTGCGGGTGGTGTCGCGGATCAAGTCGGGTCTGCCCCTGGACGCGATTCAGCGGGCGTTCGCTCTCCGGAACACGGACGCGATTCTCCGCATCATCGGCATGGACCCCTTCCTCAACGCCCTGTCGGACCTCCACCGGGATATGCAGGTCGTTCGCGACCTGGGATGGGAAGAAACCTCCACCCGGATTCTGAGCCTCCAGGCCAACGCCGCGGGCATCCCTGGCCTGACGCTCTCCTTCCGGATGGCAAGCCCGCAAGCCTTGGCCGCCCTCGAACTGGCCGATCTGTCCCGGCTCCAGCGGGTCGGGAAGGAAAGCCAAGAGGCGATCCGGCGCACCCTGTTCGATGCCTACGGAGAGGGGATCAACCCGGTAGACGCCGCCCGCCGGCTCCGAGGCATCGTGGGGCTGACCGACCGACAAGCGGTGGCCGTGCGGCGGTTCGAGGACATCCTGGCCGGGAAGGGCAAGAGTGGGGACGTGCTGGCCCGGCTGGTAGACCGCTACGCCGGCCGGATGCTGCGGATTCGCACCGAGACGATTGCCCGCACCGAGATTATGACCGCGCTCCACACCGGGCGGCGGGCGCATTGGCACTTCCTGGCCGGCAACGGGACGCTCCGGCCGACCGATTGGCAGCGGCGGTGGAAAACGGCCCCGGATGAATTCGTCTGCCGCGTCTGCCAACCGCTCCACAACACCACCACGGACCTGTTCGGGATGTACCCGGACGGTTCCCAGGGACCGCCCCGGCATCCCCGGTGCCGGTGTACCGAAGTCTTGCAGTTGGCCGGGTGGGATGAGCCCGCCCGGCGAGACCCCAACGCCCCTCTGACTGCGGCCGAGATGATCGCGGTCGGCATGGCGTAACCCCAGGAGAACGTGTTATGACCCCACCCGTACCACCCGTAGAGGATGACGAGCCGCCGCCGAAGCAGACCTATACCGAGGAAGATTTGGCCGGGCTCAAGTCGGCCCTCAAAGCGGAACGGGCACAGCACCGCCGCGATGTGGCCGAACTCAAGACGCAGGTGGACGCCGCGGCGAAGAAATCGGCCGACCCCCCTCCGGCCAAGCCGACCGATCCTCCGCTCGACCTGGAACACTACCGCGCCAAGTGGCGTTCCGAGTGGGACGCGCAGGAGTTGGCCCCGGTGCGGCTGGAGAACGACAAGTCGAAGGAAGAACTGCGGAAGATCCGGCTCAACGAGCGGGCGGCTCGCCTGGCGGTCGAGAACGGGATGATCCCCGAGTATGCGACCGATGAAGTGGAGCTGCTGGTCATGCGGGGGAAGCTCGACCTCACCGCCGATGGCAAGCTGCTGGTGAAGGACGATGACGGGGAAGTGGCGTCCATGACCCCGGAGAAATTCTTTCGGGAACACTTCCGGAAGGCCAAGCCCCATGTTTACCGGGCTCCGGACACCCGCGGGGCCGGGTTCGAGGGAGGCCCCGGCGGGGGCCGGAAGGCGTCCGACCTCTCGGCCACGGAGAAGATCGCCCTGGGCTTGTCGAAGCTGCCAAGTGCTTGACGGTTGGTAGTCTCCGGTTCTACTGTACAGTTGTCAACACAGCGAGGGCGAGACGCCCTCGCGCACCGAGCGGTTGCGAGAGGCACGCCGGCAGACCTGATTACGGGTTGCGGCGGCTGCTCGCAACCGCTCTGTGCATGGTGGGCGTCAACTTCTAAACCCTAGCGAGGAATCCGCGACATGGCATCCGTCACCCTGGCCGAATCGGCCAAACTCAGTCAGGATATGCTCCTGGCCGGCGTCATCGAGAACGTCATCACCGTCAACAAGTTTTTCCGCGTCCTGCCGTTTCAGGAGATAGACGGCAATGCCCTCGCCTACAACCGCGAGAACGCCCTGGGCGACGTTCAGACGGCGGCGGTGGGTGACAGCATCACGGCCAAGGCTGCGGCCACCTTCACCGCGGTTACCTCGCCCCTCACGACCATCGTGGGAGATGCCGAGGTCAACGGCCTGATCGAAGCGACCCGTTCGGCGCGGACCGATCAGACCGCGCAGCAGGTGGCCTCGAAGGCGAAGTCGGTCGGGCGCAAGTACCAGGATATGCTGGTCAACGGCCCCGGCACCGGCAGCACCTTCACCGGGCTGCTGACCCTGGTGGACTCGGGCCAGGTTCTTGAGGCCGGTGCCGCCGCCGCGGCGGGTGCGGTCCTCTCCTTCGTGGACCTGGACAACCTCATGGACCTGGTGACGGCGAAGGATGGGGAAGTGGACTTCATCACCATGCACTCCCGCACCCACCGCGCCTACATGGCGTTGCTCCGCGGCCTGGGTGGCGCGAGCGTCAACGAGGTCATTGACCTCGGGGGTGGCATCACCGTCAACGCCTACCGCGGTGTCCCGATCTTCCGGAACGACTGGCTCCCGACCGATCAGGTCAAGGGCGCGTCCGGCGCGATCTGCACCACCGTCCTCGCGGGCAC